GAAACGCAGTTGGTGAAACGATACAAGACAGGCGACAATGTAAAAATCAGCAACTACGCTTGGGCATACTTGTGGGATGGCAAACCTGACACAGAAACACACACTTGCTAATGGAAAACATTTACAAGTTTGTTATCACCGTCAAAAAACGGGACGATTTAGACGAGCCAACCAACATTGAAAGGGCGGAAGCGATGATTAAATGGCTTTTGCTGAACGGAAGTTATATTGATGTGGTCAAAATAGAACAAGTAGAAAAGGAATAGCGTGTCAAAATCAACAAAGTTGTGGGAACGAAATTTTAGGACCGCTTACGAGCGTGGAGTTGCCCGAGGAAAAGAAGAAGTTGGGGAACCAAACACCGACCTGTTATGTGAGGGGCTTGGAAACCTCTTTTCCGAAATTTTGGGCGATTTGATAGTCAGTGATGACGCCGACGGGATTATTTCTTTGGAGATGAATTTTTTGGAGGGCTACTTTGACTCCATTGAGAAAGAAGAAGTTGTGCCTCGTCAGGTTGCTTTGCCAAATGTCAACGATTGTATTGTGATTCTAAATTCTTCGTCGTATTCAAAGTATTACGGGGCGTTTAAGACGATTGTTGATGCGAAGGACTGGATTGAACAACAGCCCGAGGAGGTTCAACCGTCTTTGTTTATTGTGCCGTTGAGTCGGACGGACATTGTTCGTTCGGAGATGGATTTTTGGATGCTTGACCGTTTACAAAAAGACGATTTGTGGTGACAGTTGCTTTCAGGTCTAAACTAAGGTATAGTTAAATTACAGGAGAAAGGGAACCAATGACAGACAAACGAGGACACAAACTTTTAACGAAAGAATTACGAAAACTACTACCACCTTTGTATTTTACAGAAAAGAAAAATGTAAAACCTTTGGCGGTAGTCAAGTTCTTCTCGCCCTACACAGGCTGGAAATGGTATGCAACAGAATTTGACGGAGAAGACACATTCTTCGGGTTGGTCGTCGGATTTGAAACCGAGATTGGATACTTCTCACTCAAAGAACTTGAGCAAGTGCGGGTCTTCGGCGATGTCCCTGCCGTAGAACGAGACTTATCATTCCAACCAACACCGTTGGCAGAAATCAAAACAGAACTAGTCAATCAAAACTAAAAACTTCGCAGTTCAAGCCTCCCAAACAGGGTTCGTGGTGTATGTTGTCCGAATGGCTTCACAATGGTCACCGCTTGAAAGTGCTTCAGTTGCACTGAATGAACTTTTCATGACCTTAACGAAAACTGGCTTCACCGAAGAACAGGCGTTGAGGCTAATTGCCTACTTGATTGAAGACATGAAAATGAGTGAGTCCGAAGACTAATCCCCGATAGAGGGTAAATACACCGTCGTTTATCTTAGAATGGCAAGTTAATGGCAGGCAACTACGACTTTCAAGAACTTGGCACCTCGGGACTCCAACGCACCTCAGGTTGGATTATTGATGAGTTCATTCCCGACCTTAGAGGTATTCGTGGCGCCAAAATCTATCGTGAAATGTCAGATAACGACCCTGTTATCGGGGCGATGCTCTTCGCTATTGAACGCCTGATTCTTGCTATTGAATGGGATGTTGAACCATACAGCGAAAAGAACGAACTGGTCAAAAAGAAAGACCAACAGAACGCAAAATTCTTAAAAGAATGTATGCACGACATGAACGAGTCATGGTCGGCAATGATTTCACAAATTTTGTCCTTTTTGCCTTACGGCTATGCGTATTGTGAAATCGTTTACAAGAAACGGGTAAAACCCGACACCGACGACGGCAGGAAAAGGTCTAAATTCACGGACGGAAAAATTGGTTGGCGGAAGATTGCTTTAAGAGCGCAAGAAACTTTGTGGGATTGGCACTTAGACGAGAACGGTTCGGTTAGAGGATTCCGACAAAGCGACCCGTCAAGTTACAAAGGTGTCACAGAAATACCGATTGAAAAAGCCTTGTTGTTCCGTGCAAGTAACGCCCGAAATAACCCTGAAGGTCGTTCCATTCTTCGTAATGCGTATCGTCCGTACAAGTTTAAGAAAACGATTGAAGAAATTGAAGCCATCGGTATTGAACGAGACTTGGCAGGTTTGCCTGTCGCCTATGTTCCGCCATCCATGTTGTCTTCGTCGGCAACCGCCGCAGAAATTAGCGCCCGTAACTCTATGCAAGATTTGATTAGACAAATTAAACGAAACGAAAACGAAGGCGTACTTTTCCCTCTCGCCTACGACGAACAAGGGCGTGAACTTTACAAACTAACCCTGTTGTCGTCGGGTGGCACAAGACAGTTCAACACCGACCAAATCATCGCCCGATACGACCAAAGAATTTCTATGGTTGCTTTGGCAGACTTCATTCTTTTGGGTCACGAAAAAGTTGGCTCATTCGCTTTGGGCGCCTCAAAGATTGATTTGTTCACCTCGGCTATTCAACAAATTGCCCAAACAATCGCAGACACTTTTAACGACCATGCTGTACCAAGATTGTTTAAATTGAATGGCATGAAAACAGATAATTTACCGAAGGTGAAACCAGGCGAAATAACTCATGTTGACTTGGGTGTTCTCGGAGACTTCATCAGCAAGATGGCAGCCGCAGGGGCGATGGTTCCTGACGCTGAACTTGACAACTATCTCCGCCATTTGGCTAACTTGCCGAAACGGTCAGAAACTGAAGGCAACTTGATGGGTCAAGCGGGGATGGAAACAATGCAAGGCGCACCACCTTTGCCTAACGGCGCACCTGCCCCAGGGATGCCTACGGGCGCACCCGCACCCGCACCTGCGGACGACGGCACAAATTTGATGGACAAACTCGCCCCGTTTCCTGCCACTAAAGAAACATCTCCGAACCCGAAGGCATAAAATGCCTTTCGTCAAACACACCCAAACACGCCCTCACACGCACGAGGAAGCCCTCCTACCGCTTCAAAAAGGCATAGAGGACTTGACTGACCCTGTTTTGTTACGGGAGATTCAGGCGCTCGCTTCGCTTTACGAAACAGTTTTCGCTGGTCTGTCAAGCGCTGCTACTACAGCCCGTAATGCGATGATTGCTTCTCAACAAATCGGGTCGGTTGACCTTCGGGCGTTTCAAGAAGTTTTCGCCCGTGAGGTGGTTCAAAATTTGAACAGGGTGTTAACCGATGTGACTGACGGAACCCGTGAACAACTTTTATTGGATACGGAAAGAGCCATCGCAGAGTTGCCTCAATCGTTGTCGGTGAAGATGACTTTTGATGCGACTGATGTGAGGGCGGTTCAATGGGCGAGAACTCGGTCAGGGTCGTTGATTAAACAGATTGAATCTGAGGCTTTGACTGCGGTTCGTTCTATTATCGGCGAGGCTTTAAGTGGGGAGTTCACCGTTCTAGGTGCGGCGTCCCGCATTAGTCGGGTTATCGGTTTGCATGACCGTTGGCAAACGGCGGTGGACAATATGTATGACCGTGAACTGTCTCGTCTTGAAGAGTTGTTTCCCGATATGAGCATTGATGCGTTGCAAGATATGGCGGAGCAGTTGGCTTTGGATTACCGAGGTCAGTTAATTAACTCTCGTGCTTTGACGATTGCCCGAACAGAAATTATTGCTTCTCAGAACACGGGTCAACTTATTTCATGGTTGCAAGCGTCCGATAACGGTGTTTTGGACTTGAATCAGGCTCAAAAAGAATGGGTAACAGGTCCTGACGGGTGGGTCGGTATTGCCGTTTGTGAGGTGTGTATTGAATTGGGTGGGCAACGGGTTCCTGTGTTGTCTGTGTTTTCTAACGGTGAGGCAACTCCGCCTGCTCACCCGAATTGTCGTTGCAACATGAATCTTGTTGTGTTGACAGGGTTGGAGTGATGATGTTGTCAAAGGTTGTTCTTCCTCGTGAGTCGGAAATCAAAATTGAGATGCGGAAAGTTTCGTTTAGTGGCGATAGGTCGGAAGCGGGCAGGTATGCGGCGAATGTCAGGTGGCAAAACCAAGCCTCCCAAAAAGGTAAAGAGCGAACTTTAAAAGTTGGCGATGCAACCGCAATAAAGGTTTTAAATGAAGC